TATTTAGTTTTTAATTTCGTTAAGAATCCATGCCAGTCTTTATGAGCAAATGGGAAGTGTAAATCTGATATGACTAAGATTCTTTTATTCATATTACTTCTTGTTAGTTGTATTCGTTTTATTCGTCAAGCATTTACAATTATGTAGAAGGCAACAGCTTCCAATCCATAATTTAAAGATACACACTATTTCATTTCCTTAATTTGATCTCTTAAATAATCTACTTCTTTTGTAAGCAACTCAATAGTTGTTTGTTGTTTGGCAACCCAAAAAGTAACTCCAATAACTTGTGCTAATATAAAACCAAAATATATGATTAGCATTTTAGGTGAGAAGTAACCCTTTATCTCTTTTAAATTCCTTTTAATATATGCGATCTCGTCTCCATGATCTAATAAGACTTTTTGAATGTTTTGTATTAATCTGAATGTTACTTTGGAAGTGTCCATAGGCAATTATGTTTGAGGTTTGTTGCCTTCCGTTTGTCTTATATCTAAAGACTTGGACTAAATAAAGTTATTTATTATAAAATTTATTTACTGTGTCTAAGTAGTTGTTCCAAAATGATTTTACATCTTCTGCGTAATCATTTGCGAACTTAGACCAATAGTTCTTAACATCTGAATAGTTCAGCATATTATTCTCCTTTGAGTAAAAGTTATGTTCTTCAGTCGTATATATCATTGAGGATATATATGTTGCATTGCAACAAAAATCAAGACTACTTAATATTTAAGTGAGATTTAATTGATTCTATAAAATCGTTAATTGCTAACTCGTATTTCCAACCAAAGTATATACCAGCGATTAAAGATATTAATATTAATGTGATTGTCATGTTATTATATGTTAGGTTTATTTGATACTAGCTTTCCATTAACATAAGTAAAGCCAATTCCGCCATTACCAATGCTTTCAACTTCTTCAAAATCATTTAAAGATTCATTCCAATTCCAATTAATAACTGTAGTATTGTCTAAGTCTAAAACAGTATAACCTTCAATATCAATTTCATTTGCTTCTCTATTATCAGAAGATACGTTATCACAAATATTTGTTTGATTATTTATTAAAGCTAATGTTGTCATATATTACCAATAAGTAAATCTTACTCTACCACCACCACCAGCACCAGAGTTTCCAACTTCAGAACCACCACCACCTCCTGCGGGAGTTGTACCAGAAGTTCCTACATTTGAATCAAAAGCACCTGCTCCACCTGCTCCACCAAATTGAGATGTTCCACCTGTTCCTGAACCTGGAGCGGAATCTTCAGCACCTGCTCCACCTCCGCCTCCTCCAAAAATAGTACTTCCTCCATTTCCGTTAGTATTTGTTGCATCATTAGATGATCCTCCACCACCACCTCCAGCATAATAACTAGTTCCACCATTTCCTCCTGCTACACCCGCACCACCAGCACCTCCAAGAACAGCAGTACCAGAGAATGTTCCATTACCACCACCACCATCTCCTCCATTTGAACCACCACCAGAAACAAATGCTCCACCATTACCACCAAATGCACTAATAGTAACGTTACCACCACCACCAAAACTATTTAATGTAACAGATGTTGTTCCTCCATTATTTCCTGCTGTGTTAGCAGTTGTTTGAGCACTTCCTCCTGCACCAACTGTATAAGAAACAGTACCAGATAAATTAGAAAAAGCAGTTTGATAAAAATTATAACCTCCACCTCCACCTCCACCCATTGCTGCTGCTGCAGAACCTTTTCCTCCTGAACCTCCTGCACCCCATATTTCAATTAAAACAAAATTTGCTGTAGATGGTTTAGTCCAAGTAGCTGCAGTTCCTGTATCGTAAGTTTGAATTGTTGGTGTACCAGAAGCACCAAAAGATAATGTTCCAATTCCGTTTGTAATAAGTACTTGACCGTTTGTTCCATCAGCAGAAGGAAAAGCATAAGGTGTAAAAGACATAGTTCCAGCAGTAGAAGAAATTAATGCTTGGTTATTTGCTGTTGGTGCAACTGGTAAATTATAAGTTATATCAGCACTTAAACTAGCTGGTGCAGATAAACCAATATAATTAGTTCCGTTAGCAGTTGCTTCTCTAAAACGAATATCTTTATCGTTATCTATGATTAAATTAACTGTTGATGTATTTGCAGTATCTGAAAGTGATAAAACTGTTCCTGTAGCAGTTGTTGAAAGTCCAGTAATTGAAACTGTTGAGTCTAACCAATTTACTGTGTTTGCAGTATAATCAATAGTCGCAAAAGATATATCGTCAGCACCGTCATAAAATTTTAAAGTTGGTGCTGTGGCATTAGTGGTATCTAGCCAAAGCTGTCCAGCTACTGCACCTGTTGGTCTTGATGTTCCTGAATTTGTAGTTTGAATTGCTGATAGTGCGTTATTAATATCTGAACGTACTGCTGGGAATGTTGCGTTAGCTATGTTGTAATCGTGTTGTGCCATCTATTTAAAATCCTTTTGCCATAAAATCAAATTGCTTTGATATTCCAGTACCAGCACTATTTTTAAAAGCAACATCAAAACCATTTACAGTTTTGTTTGTTAATAAGAAATAATCACCAGTAGCCATTCCTTGTGCTGTAATACCTACTGCATAATTAGCAGAATAAAAAGGTAAAGTAAAGGTAACTGACTTTGTTCCTGTACCTGATACAATATCATTTCCACTAAATATTCTATCTGGCATATCTACTGTAACACTTAATGCTGAAACGACTGGAGTTGAAACTCCATCTAAAGAAGTTAAATATAATTTAAACTTATAAAATCTTGACGTATAATCTCCAATTACAAAATTTCTAAATGATGAATATGTTACTCCGTCATCAGATAAAGCAATCTCTAAATGAGCATTAGTATAAGCTGGTGCGTCTCCATCAAAAGAACCTAATGCTGAATCAAATAATCCTGTTTTAGAATCAAATAAATCTGTACTATTTTCTGCGTATTGAGTTATTGATGCTGTAACTCTTGATGTAAATACTTTACCCAAATCTATTGGTGATGAAAATTGATATATCCCATCACTTGCTAAACTTGTGAGTCTTAACTCTCCACTAGATAATGTTAAGTTAGTTTTAGTTCCAGCAAATGTAGGAGATTCTGTTTGCGTAGTAATTGCATTAAAACTTCCAACTGATAATAAATTTGTGGCTATGATTGAAGCATTAGCAGATATATTTCCGCTCTTATCTTGTGCGACTATCAAATAACTGCCAATCCTTGCAGGTACAGTAATTGAAGTAGCTGGTCTTGCAACTTTTTCAATTAATGTAACTGAGTTAGTCCAAGTAGCGCCAGAAGTTGCAGTAGAATATCTAATTATATAGTGTGCCAAATCTAAGTCAGGAATTTGCGTCCAGTTTAAATGAGCATCTTGTCCAACTATATTACAAGTAAAATCTTCAACATCACTTGGTAAAGCGATTCCACCTATAATAGTTCTTGATGCAGTAGTATAATCAGAAGATACACCTTGCGTGTTTACTGCCTTAACTCTTACGTTATATAACTCACCATCTTTAACGTTTAATATTCTTTGAAATAAACCTTTGCCTTGTGTGTGTACTAAATAATCAGTTTCAGTAGATAATTTATATTCTACTTGGTAATAATCTACATAAGCATCTTCTGAAGCACCAATCGTAATATCCATAGCTGTAATACAAACTCCATCAGAATAAAGTATAAGTTGATCGCTTAAAGTCAAAGAAACTGGTGCTAAAACTGAAAAAGGATTAGGCAACACAGTATCAGGAATTGTAGGTGCTTGGTTTTTAGATTCCCAAGTATAGAAATTATCTTGATGTTCTTCTAATGAAAGATTTACTGTACTATCTGAGTTAATTGTTAATCCCATAACTCTAAATGGTTTTGCAACCCAACCAACTGTAGAATAAGTTGCTGTTATAATGTCACCAATAGATAAGTTTAATGCTTCTGCAGTTGCTGTTACTTCTCCTTTTAAACAATTTCTTGATCTCTTTAAAATGTTCTCGCATATTTCTTCAGCTTGGTATGGAGAAGTTATTTGCGTCATATCAACAGTTTTTTCTAATATAGTTCCATTATCTTCTGCTAATAAAGTTGCGTATTGATCTGCTACTGGTAATGCAGAGTCATCATAAGGTGGAAAACAAACGGTATCTGATTGAAATGATTTATCTGGGTTTGAAAATGTACCGATAACTCTATTATATTTTTCTGCTTTGTTTTCTCCTTGAACTGTTACTTCGCTTACAACATTATCTTTAGTCAATAATAATTGTGAACTTCCTGTTCCTTCAATAAGAACTTTATATTTACCTTGTAGATAATTAAAGATTGCTCTCATTGGAACTAATAGTGTTCTAACATTATCTATTAATTTTTCATCAGTATCTATATAAGCATGAGTTTGAAATAAATTAATATCACTAACTAACTGAGTAACTGTTGCACCTGTAGTGTGTGAAGCTGGAGTTGTAGAGTTAGCACCTCTTGTGCAACCAGTTAAAGTATTTGTAGTTGTATTTCTTCCTGTATAAGAAATTTTTTCACTATCAATTTGAATTGTGCCAGTCTTTGGAAAGTTAGCTACATTTGTTAATACAATAGAATTTATAGAACTATTGATTGTTCCATTTAAAGTAGTTGTTGAACTTGAATGTGGTGTAACTTTTGTATCACAAGTATTAGCTGATGTTACAAAAGATAAATAGTTAGTTTCAAAAGCTGAATTAGGTATTCCTTTTCCAAATCTGCTATTTCTTAAATAGTCTAATAATACTAATGATGAATTTGCAGAATAAGTCCAAGTTAATTTATCATCTTCTCTTTGAGAACCAGAACCACCTCTTGTAGAGTCTAATCTTGGGTCATATATTTTTCTTCCTTTAAGTAATACTCTGATTGTTGGTATTCCACCAAATTTGTTTTGATTAAACTTGAATTTAAAAGCAACATAAGCAAAACCAGATAATTTATGATTATCAGTCCAGTTATTTGTATCTATTAAAGTTGATCTTACTTGGTCGTCTTTTCCATAAAAACATTGAACAGATACTAAGCTTTCATTTTTATAAAAATTTTCATCAGTATCTGGTATAGTTCTAATATTACCATGAGATAATGTACCTGACCAAGTTGCTTCTTTATCGTCTATAAATATAGTATCAATAGATTCAATTTCTCCTTCACAAAGAACTCCAACCATATAAAGATAAGTATTTTTATCGCCTGAATTTTCTAAATAAACCATAAATGGTGCTACTTGTCTTTGTCCATAAACAACTGGAATTGCATTGTTTGTTCCTGTTTTGCTTACAAGAATTCCTTTAGTAACTTCTGGTGGTTTAGGTGCTAATATATAACTTATTGCTGTTGTAACTAAAGTAATTACAATAGCAGTTATTGTAGCGGGTTCAGCTTTATATAAAGATACAATTTCATTAATTGAATTAAAAAATACAGAACTTACTAAATCAAATATTAATGCAAGAACTAATATTGTGCTTCCTAATATTTTAAATGTTTTTTTCATCTTGCTACATGGAATTGTCGTTTATATTTTTCTGATCTTCTATAAATGTTTAAATTATCATCTGCTCTTATCCATTTAATAGACTCATCAACTTCTAATTTTGGTTTAAAATATTCTTTAATCCAATGCATTATTTGAAGTGTATGACTTTTAGCTATAACACCAATAACCCAAATGTTCTTTCCACAGTTCCATTCATTAGCTTTAAGTGTTCCAGTTAATTTATATCTATGCTCTACTATATCATTTAAAAAAGCCCAGTTAGTATAACCAACATCTTCTTTGCCAACTCTATGAATTTGATATTGGTCTAAATTTAAAGAAGGTGTAATCATCTCAGTAAGTTGTCTGTATGTAAATTTGTCATATTTAGGAAATTGTCTGTATAGATGTATGATTCTATATAAGTCGTTCATTTTCTACCCCACTTAATTTGTTCAATAGTTTTAGATGCAAACTCCATGCCTTTGTCAGTAGGAAAAAATATTCTTTGTGATGTTTCTGTTGTTCTTCTTCCAGCTAATCTCTCAAAGTCTGCCCAATGATTTGCAACAATAATGCTTACTGTTGATGTTGTGGCAGTTTCTTCTAAAGAGAAATTAGTTATCTTTCCATCAAATAAAAGAAATGGGTCAGATATTAATGCCTGATTATCGTCTAAAAATCCTCTATAAATTTTAACTACTTTATTCATGTAGTCATTGTTTAAAAGAATTGAAATTATTGAAGTATCAGCACCTGAAAATCTTACAGTTAAACTATTAACAACAACGTCTGAATTTTCTTGGACTTCTGTACTGCCTAAATATAAAGATGAAGCTGTATAAGTATTTCCGTCAAAAGTTAAATTTTTATAATGATCTGTGTAATAAGTTCCTGATGATATTCCTAGATATACTAAATCAACTGGATTAAGTTTATTTGTAGCTATTTCAGATAATACCGAAGCACTTAATGATCTTGTCATTACAATACCTCAATTAAATCAATTTCGTATTTGTAATAATTTTCTGTACTAATATTAAATTCTTGAACATCTCCAGTAAGTCCAACTGTAAAATCTACATTAGAATAAATAATAGCAACATTGTCGCTTACAGAACTTCTTAATGGTGGTTCAAAAGTTAATGTTCCTTGACCAGAACCATTTGAACTAACATCTGCAACACACATATAAACTTTATTTTGACCAGTAAATCTAAAATAGTCTCCAGCTTTGAATACTCCAGTTGTACTGTTTGCCATTCCATCTATTGAGCAAGAAGTAGCACCAGCACTTATAGAACCATTAGTTAATATTGTTCCTGAAGCAACTCCAAGAGGAGATGATATTGTTGGTGGAGAATAAGTAAATGTTTCCATTTGTGATCTTTGTTTTAACACAAAAGCAATTATTGGTGAAAATTCTGTTCTACTCATAATTGGAAAAGAAACTCTTAAATAAAATCTTTGTCCATCAATTTGTCTAGCTTGTCGTCTGCCAGAAGCAGTTGTTGTTACAATAGTATTTTGATTTGAACTAATGCTAATTGATTCTGCTATTGGACTAGAAGGGAATGTTCCACTCATACTAAACTACTTTTGCCTTTTCTATTAGCACCTTGATTAACTAAGTTAATGATGGTTGCTCTATTGTTAATTAATAATTCTTTAATACCTTTAACATCATTTGCTTGAATATTAAATGTTATGTTTTGACCACCACCTAAATTTTGATTTGGTATAATAGTTCCGTCTGTTTTCGGCATAAAAATTTCTCTACCACGTTCTCCAACTGTAATAGGCATACCGCCTTTAACATTCCCACCTTCAGCATAATTTGTGTAAATAGCTTCTCCACCTGTGTCAAATGGACTTGTTCCACCACCACCAAATGCTTTTACACCAAAATTTATTATACTTCCTAATATCCCACCACCACCACCACCTATAGAAGCTTGTGCTATTTTTTCTACTGTAATCATTTTTTCAATAGCAAGTATTGCTTGTCTAGCTAATAATTCTATTGATTGTTTTAAAATAGATATAAGTATCTGCTGAGTTATTCCTTTAAAAGTTGATTCTAATGATTTACCTAAAACTATTGATTCAGCTAATCCTTTTGAAAAATCACTTATACCCTGATTAAGACCATCAGTAATAGTTTTTGATATTCCTTCTGTTGTGCTAAATTGTTTATTAAGTTCTTCTATTTTATTTCTATTATTTGTATAAATATTATCAAATACTTTACCAATCTCTAGCAACTTTTTTTTAGGTTCTTCATAAGAAGTTCCTTCACCAAATAAATCTATTTCAGTATCATTTAGATCAATTAGTGATTTTTTTGTTTCGTCAATAGCATCTTTAGTAAAATACAGTCCACTAGTTAAAGCACCTATAGCAACAAGTAATGTTAGAAATTTACTTTTACTAGCTATTGCATCTATTCCAGCTAATGCTACACCCAATGCTCTAAATGCAGTTATGACTTCAGCAATAAAAATAACTATTTTAAGTGCTAAGAAAGCATAGAATAAATTTAATACTAATTGAAAGTTGTCTTTAACAAAGACTAGAGCATTAGATAATTTTAATATTCCTACTGCTAATACCTCTCCAACTGATTTACCAAATTCGTTTATTGCATCTCTATTAGTTAAAAAGAATTTTTCTAATTGACCAAGTTCCTTTGTTAAAGTTCCAAAAAAACCTTTTGAAATAGTAATTTGTAATTCTGTGAATATATTGTTTAAAGATATTATTGTACCATTTAAACCTTTTTTAAGATTTTCGTTTGCTTTACCAAATGTTCCATTAGAACCAAATACTTTGTCAAATAAAAGTGGAAGGTTTGTAAGACTAACATCAGCAAACTGTCCAAATTCATCTATACTTCTTATTCCTTTGTCAGAAAATAATCTTGCTGAGTCTATACCTTTTAAAAATGCTTTTGCTAATTGATCTGCTGAATCTGTAAATGTTAATCCAAATCTAGCAGAAGCATTACTAGCTATCTCTAAGTTTTTAGCAAGTTGTTCTGGTGATTTAGATATTGATAGTAAATCATTTGATGCTTGTAACACATCAAGTAAAGGTATTTTAGATTTTATTGCAAATTGTGTTAATTGGTCAAAAGCTTGTGAACCACCATAACCAGATTTAGCTAATTCATCTAATCTAGTTCTAACAGTATCTGTTTGTTTGCCTACATCTATTAATGATTTAATTGCTACTCCACCACCAATGGCTAATAGAGCATTTCTTATATTAAAGATTGAGTTCTTAACATCAGAAAAAGCTTTTGAAGCATTGTCTATGACGTTAAGTTTAATATTTAGTTGTTGATCTGCCATTATTTAAGTTCTCTTTATCTGCCTTCACTTTAAAATATGCTATCCAATA